ATTAATAAATAAATAAATATATTTTTACTCCCCCCAGAAATTAATTAATAAATAAATATATTTTTACTCCCCCCCCTCAATAATTATTCCCCCCCAATTAACTAGTATATTATAATATATATTTATATATAGGGGGGGTCTGGGGGGGATTTTTTTTTTGATATAAATAAAAATTAAATTAATTTTAATATAATTTGATTAAAAAAAATATTTATTTGTGTTATTAGGTTTTTATTGATTTATTTAAAAAAACATATATTTAAATTATGATTATTATTAGCAAATGTTTTTATTATATATTTATTTATTGTTTAAATAACATTTTTTTGGATAACAATAAATTTATCATTTATATAAAAAAAATTAATTAAAATTTAAATTTGTGTATAAATTAGTATATTTTTAAAAATAAAAAAAATTTTTATAAAAAACTATGTTAACAAAATATGAAAAAAAATATTTTTGTATATAATATGAAAAAAAAAAAGTATTTTTGCATATAATATAAAAATAAAACCGTGCGTTGTAATATAAAAAATGATTAGTGTGTTTTCATAAATTATGTTTAAAAAAAATGATTAAAAAAATCAATGCACGGTTTTTGTTAAAAAATTTTTTTGAAAAAAAATATATATATACAAAAAAAACGTATGCAAAGTATAAAAAGTAAAATAAAAAATATATTAGATGTTACTACATCTGATGAGGTTAAATATATATGCAAATCTGTACTAGATATTTCTAATTCAATAAATGAAAATATTTCTAATCTTAATGAAAATAATTTAATATATTTATTAAATGAAAAATTTAAAAATGTTAATTTAGCTATTGATGAAGAATCTAGAAATTTTATTAGATATATTAAAATTTTAAATGCTCTTGATAATTTAGGAATTAAGTCGTACATAAATGAAATAGAAAATTTTGAAAATTCAAATAATAATTTTTTAAAATATCCATCGTTAAAATATACAATAGACAAAATAAGAAATGAAGTATATTCAAAAGGCAATAATTTTAATAAATCTCCTAAACCAGAATATGTTGTTATAAATGAAGTTGTATCAATGATAAAGCCATTTACATGGGATCCATTCATCAAAAATATGTATAATAAACTGAATGAGAATTATAACAAATATTATGATAAAATTGTTTTGGCTAATGCATTGTATACAATGAAAAACTCTAGGAATAGTTTTATATTTGAAAATATGATTGAAAATGTAGAAAATGCCTTAATAGAAACATCTACAAAAAATTTAAATATTGTATTAGAAGATTTAAAGAAGTTTAATTATTTAGCTTTTGTAAAAAATATTGAAAATCAAATAAAAGAAATTAAATCAAAACAAAGTGATACTATTGATATTATATCAGATAATACAAGTTGTAATGTTTTAGATATATATGCTCCTATGGTAGAAAGCTATGGGTCTGATATATTTTATATAGATAAATTTTTCTATCAAAAAAATGGTGATAAAATAAAATTATTAAAAAATAAAGAACAGGTAACAGAATCTTTTGAACAATTATGTAGTATTATATCTAGCGATAATGTAAAACTTTTAGAAAATAAAATTGTATATTATTTAAAAAATGATAAATTTGAAATATTAAACGAAAATGGTAATCAATATTTAGTTCATAAAGGTAATAAATATAATAGACCAGATATAAATAAAAAACTTTTAGAATTAGGCTCTATAAATATTTATAATGCATATGATTCATATAATCTTCAAAAATTATATGAGTATTATGATACTATTAAAAAATTAGATTTTGCAAAGAAAATAGAAAATAAAAAAAATAATAAATATTATGTAATTCTTTTTGAAACAAATAATAATTTTTATATTCACAAGGTAAATTTAATAGAAAATAGTAATGAATTTTATAGTAATTTAAGTTTAGTTCAAGCACAAAAAATTATAAAAGACTTTTTAGGATTTGATATAAGAAAGTCATTTGATAAATATATGAATGAAAACGAAAAGAAAATAAAAAAATATGAAAATAAAAAAGCAGAAATATTAAATTATATTGTAACATTAGAAAATGAATTAAAAAAAGTAAACGAAACATTAGAAAATACATATTTTAAAGATGAAAAATCACTTATAGAAACAAAATATTTATTAGAAACAGAAATTAATAATAAAAAAGAATTATATTCGGATATAGTTAATGATATTGATGCATTGACAAATAAAGATAATGATACTGGAATAAATGTTGGAGATATAGTTAAAATAGCAGGAAATGATAAATTATATACAGTAATATCAATAGATTCATTTAATAATAATGCATTTTTAGTTTCTAGTGATGGAATATCAATATCAGCAGATATTAATTCAGTAAAAAAAGCATCATCAACTGCACCTAAAAAAAATAATAATAGCCAACAATTAGAACCCATTTATAATGATAATGATATTAATTTAGAAAAAATTAAAGAAGAAGAAGAATTAAATGTAAAAAATAAAACAGATCAATCAAAAAAAACAAATGATTATTCAAAAAAAAATAATATTTTTGAATTTCATGTTGGCAATGTAGTTCAAATGAAAGGAGATGAAAAACTCTATACAATACTTTCTGTAAATAATATAGATAATAGAGCAGTTATAATTTCTAATAATGGAATACCATTAACAGTTAATATAGATTCATTAAAAAAAATAAATTCAAGTAAATCTAATAATTATAATAATGATAAAACTTTTGATCCAGTCTATAATGATACTAATATAAAAACTATAAAAGAAGATAATGATACAGGCCAAAATGTATCGATTAGCACACCAGAAATGAATTTTGATACCTCATCTGATAATTTAGGATATGCAAATAATAATCTATCAGCATATCCATCTGACGATTATGTTGAAACTTCAATAGGATCTATGGAGCCACTAGACTTTTCTAAAAAATATATACAGGCAAAAATTTCGGATGATTATAAGGAAATACCTTTAATATCTGGCAAGCCAGTTAGAATAGATTCAGAAGAATTTATAAAATTAGGAGATGAAGATTTTGTAACTGTATATTATGAAGGTAATAAATTTTTGATTCCTAAAAAATTTATAATTGTTAGTATGTAATAAAAATTATAATAATTATTAAAAAAAATAATAATATGTATACAGAAAAAGTAATAATAAAAAAAAAATATTATGTAGATTCAAAAATCTTAGAAGAAGAGATTTTAAAATCTAAACAAAATGATCAATTGACAGATGATGCTGTTAAAATTATAAACTTGATGATAAAAAATATAAGTCTGAAATTCTCATATAAATATGAAAATGATAGAATAGAATGCGAATCAGCAGCATTAGAAAATGTTGTATACGCATGGCGAAATTATGACCCAAATAAATCAAACAACGCATTTTCATATTTTACACAGGTTATAAAAACTGGATTTGCAAAAGGATTTAATATATTATATCCAACAAAAAATGGTACAAAAATAAACATAGACTTTTTTTAAAATCTCTTATTGTGTCAAATATTAAAAATTTATTACCTAATCCTAATGTTAAATTCCATCAGGGATTCTATAATGTTAATAATATAAATAAATATATTGGCGATTATAAAAAGGTAATATATAGATCAAGCCTAGAAAAAATTTTTTGTACATATTGCGACACATCAAATAATGTTTTGAAATGGAGCTCCGAATTGTATTCCGTCAAATATATGAATCCAATAACATCTTCATATAATAATTATTATATTGATTTTTTCGTAAGAATGAAAAAAAAGGATTCATATAAAGATTATTTAGTAGAAATAAAGCCAAGCCAACAATTAAAGCCTCCACGTATGCCAAAAAATAAAACAAAAAAAAATATAGAAAATTATAAAAAAGAATATGAAACATATCTAATAAATAGCGCTAAATTTGAATCAGCAGATAATTTTGCAAAAAATAATAATTTTGAATTTGTAGTTCTAACAGAAAAAACCATTTTTAAATTTTTAGAAAAAAATATATAAATATATGGGCATATTTGACACATTAAATTTAGAAAGATTTATAAAAAAAGATTTTGCTAAACATAATTTATTATATAGTAGAATTAAGTATGAATCATTAATAATAAATATGCAAGATTTTAATGAACAACTAGGATCATTATATCAATATTCTATTATAGATTTTCAGACAATGATATCAGAAAATAAAAAAGAATTCATATCCGAAATTACTTATAAAATTGGAGATTATTTTTATATTTATTTTACTAATAAAAATGATGATATAATAATATCAAAAAATAAAAAAAATAAGGAAAACTATATATTTGACAATTTATATGAAATGTATTGCATATTTTTTTATCCCATTGAAGATTCAATATATTTTGATAAAGAAGTTTACGATAGTATAAAACAATTACTCAATTCTTATTTACAAAAATTAGAATATGCAAATTCATCCCTATATATGATTTCTATGAATAAATATGGATCATATGAACTTACAGGATATGAATTAAAAGAAAATTATAAATTGATAAATCCAGATATTCACTATGGAACTGGATTTCAAGAATTTCATAAAAAATTATTAAATACATTGAAAAAAAGCGATAAAGGTATTGTATTTCTATATGGAGAATCTGGAACAGGAAAAACATATTATATAAAATGCTTGATGAATGAATTGAAAAAAATTAAAAAAAATATTATATATTTTCCTAATGCTATGATTGATTCATTATCAGATCCTTCTATATTTACATTTTTATACGATGAACTGTCTAAATATGGAAATGAAAAGTTTATATTCTTATTAGAAGATTGCGAAGATTATTTACTTAAAAGAAATCATATAAACACAAAAGGTATAAAAATATATGATTTACTAAATGCATCAGATGGCGTAATGAATGAATTACTAAATATACAATTTATAATGACCTTTAATATAGATATTACTAATATAGATGATGCGTTTTTAAGACCAAAACGATTAATAGCAAAAAAAGAATTTAAAAGATTATCAATAGATGAATCTAAAAAATTAGCAGAATTTTTACATCTAAATATAAATATAGATAAAGGATATACACTAGCCGAATTATATGCTATACGAGATAATGATTCAATTATTGAACATATAACAAATAATGATATAACAACAAAAAAAATAGGATTTTAATAATGAAAGTTTTAATATTTATTAAAAAAATAAAATTTTTATATAATATAAAAAAAATATGAAAAATTGGACAAAAGATGATACATCTGAAAAAAATATAAATGATTTTAATTATAAAAATATTAAAAAAAATATTGAATTTCCAAATGATAATGAAAATATCCAAAAAAATAATGGAATGAAAGATATTATTATTTTTTTAATATCATTGTTTATAGAAAGTTTGATATTTATGCTTGTGTGGAATAAAATTATTATAGATGTTGTAAATGTAAATACATTAACATACTTTCAATCATTCTTTATATTCTTACTTATTAAAATTATAATAAAATAAAAAAAATATATATATATTTGATAATGAATAAAGAAAAAATAAATATTTTAAAATCGTTTGTTAATGATAATTTTGATATTTCATCATTAGATTGCTTTAAAGATAATAATGAAGTTTTAATATTTTCTGATAATGGATCTACTGTCAAATTTTTAAAAGAAAATAATTTTTTTAATAGAAAAATAAAAAAACAATTTAAAAAATATATAAAAGATTATAAATTTTCATTTGATGAAAAAACACTAGAAATTATATATACAACAAAAACAAGAAAAGATTTCGCAAATGCGATAATAAATTTTTTATTAAATTTATTGATAAATAAAATATAAAAATATGAATAATGAAATAAATAAAAAATCAGGCGATTTTGATGACGAAGCATCAAAAATTCTTGAAGAAAGAGAAAAAACAAATTTAAAAGATTATTACAAAGATAATAATGATACATCAAATAATCAACCCCATATTGCAACAGATATAGGCTGGATAAATTTGGATGTAGAATATTTACCATCAAAAGGACTGTTTTATCCTGAAAATACTAAAATATTAATAAAGGCGGCTAGCGTTCCCGAAATACGTCAGTGGTCAACAATAGATGAACGGGATTTTATAAAAACATCAGATGTAATGGATAGAATGGTAGAAAAACATACAAAACTTATTATTGATAATAAACAATACTCATATAAAGATATAAAAGAAATTGATAGACTTTATATTATATTTGCTATTCGTGAACTTACATTTAAACATGGCGAAAATAATCTATATATTGATTATATTTGTGATTCTTGTCAATATCAATCGCATGTTTTGATGAAAAAAGAAACTCTTAATTATTTTCAAATACCAGAGCATTTAATGAAATATTATTCAAGTGATTTGAAATGTTTTAATCATCAGCTATCAAATAATGAAGAAGTATCATTGTATATTCCATCAATTGGAGTTATGTATTTTATAAAAGACATGATTAGAAAATATCAAGCAGGAATTGAAAAAATGAATATAGATGAGGCATTCTTGAAATGGGCTCCTTTTGTATTTGCAGACTGGAGAAATTTAAATCCTACTACATATAAAAAATTACAAATGGAAATCGATACAAAGCCATGGTCATTAGAAAAAATATCTTTTATAGATTGGTTTATAGATGAATTGCAAATTTCTACAACATTAGACCTAAAAATGATATGCGAAAATTGTGGTTCGGAGGTTACCACTCCTTTATCCTTTCCAAGAGGAATTAAGAGTATTTTCCTCATTTCAAATATCGATAGATAATTATTATAAAAATGTAGCATCATTATTAAAAAATTTTCATTTACAACCATCCGAAATCGACAAAATGTTCTTTTACGAATATGAAATGCTAATAGATAATTTAAATGAAATTATTGAAAATGAAAATAAAGAAAATGAAAAATATCAAAAAGAACAAGAAAAAAAATATAAATTACCTAATAAAAGCTCTATATTGAATTCGATTCCGAAAATTCCAAATATTTCTAATTCAAAATATAAATTGTAGACATTTTGTCATTATCTTTAATATAATATATTAAGCAAAAAGAAATTTTGTCATTATTTTAAAAATGGAATAAATTTTTCTTATATATGTAAAAAAAATTATGAATATGAAACAGTTAAGAAAAAAAGACACAGATCAATGTAGACACGATTTGAGTGTCTTTGACGTAATTTCAAATTATTTTAATGGTATATTATCATTATTAAATGATGCTAATGATACAATACCAAGTACAACATATGTAAAAACAAATGTTGTCGATAATGATAATGAATATATAATAGAAGTAATATCTCCGGGTTGCTGTAAAAAATTTTTTGAAATCACAATCAGAGACGATATTTTAACAGTTCTTTATGAAAATAAAGAAAATGATAAAAAAGAAACAGAAAATTGTATGTGCAATTCTTTTAAATATAATAGTTTTAAAAAGAGCTTTAAGCTACCTAATAATATAATAGAAGATAAAATATCATCAAAATATGAAGATGGAATTTTATATATAAATATTCCTAAGTCAAAATCAGATAATGTGAAAAATATTGAAATAAAATAAAATCATGTGAATATTTTAAATATATGGGACAATTGATTCCATTATGCAATGAAAAGGGAATAAAATTATTATTCCCTTTTTTTTATTAATATTTTTATATATTTTCAAAATTGAATGATACCATTTTCAAATTTAAATTCTTCTGAATCGTCTTCTTTCATATTTGTTGGTAAGAATTCTTGTGATGGATTTGATGTTTTTTCACTTAATTTTTTAAATAATTCTTTTCTATTATTTTTATAGATATAAATCTTTTTATCTGTTTTACTGATTCTATCTTTATATTTAAATTGTTCTTTAACATCATTTATTATATTAGAATTTTTTTCAGAATAAAGCTGCTGTTGAATAGTATCTAATCTAGGAATTAATAATATATCATTTTCGCATAATGAAAATGGATTTGAAATCCCATTAAATTTTAATATTAAATCCCAATATGAGGTTATTCCATACGCTGCTTGTGATATAAGATCAGGGCGCCCAATCATTTCATTAGTTACATTTATAACATATTCAATATAAGGATCTGAAACATATCGTATAGATGCGGATGAAATATCAATAACATCTTCATTATTTTTTTTAATGATTGGTTTTTTATCAAAAATTAATAAAGACATATATACATTTTTATTTATTTTTTACCCATTGTTCTGCCATTAGGTTAGCTGCTTGGAATGGTGCTTTTAGAATAGTAATTATTTCATTAGATGTTGATTTCGTTGATGTAATAATTTGATCAAATTCTTCTGATGTACTAGAAAATAATCCTACCTTTTCATTTATGTTTTGACCATTACCGGAATGACCTTTTTTATATGATGTGTCATTTTCGCTATTTCTTGTTGCAGATGATGAATTTAAAATATCTTTTTCTGCGTCTTTATATGGATAATATATACGACCCATTCCTTTGTTAAACATTGATTCGATATCTCCTTTGTCGCGAGGTCTTCCATGTTCTAATTCTACAGACATAGTTAATTCTGTTGGAAAATCTTCTGTTCCTAATGTATCATTAAATGAAAATGTAGCATTTGTTAATATAAGATTTCCAATCATTGCAATAGGATTATATGGATTACCTATTACCAAATGCCATTCTCCTACAGGCTCACCTGTAAGTAATGATTTAAAAGACACAATTGATGGAGCTTTTCCTTTGCCCATTTCTGTCATCAAAAGCTTTAGTCCGCCACCTGCTATTTGTTTTAATCCGGATATTGGGTCTTTCATAAAAGCATCTAGCCACGATAATAAACTTTCTTTAGAAACAGATGCAGCAGATTTTACAGAATCTAAAAATCCAGTAGGATTACCCTGATACCATGCCATCATTCCTTCTCGTCCGCCAAGAAATGGATATGTTGGCTTATTAGGAAAATATCTATGAGCACCTCCCCAAAATGCTGCGTTGTTATATGTTAATGCAAGTAAATTTGATAGCAAATCTAGCATAGCAGATTTTGGATTTATGTTTCCTATTGATTTTAAACTATAATGAAAATTGAGTGATATTTTTTGTGTAAAATCTAATCCTCTGTCTCTTTTATATGTTTTGTCTATAACATTAACAGGACCATAAACTCTATTAGCATATGGACCATTTGAATACGGATCATAATGTTCATTTTGAGTTGTAAATGCTGTATTAACATCTCCAGATAAAATTGCTAATGTTTCAGATAATTTCTTTCCCGGAGAATCCGAACTTCCTTGCTCATTGCCCATTTGTGTTTCTACCTCAGATTGAATGCTTTTCCAATTCATTGATACAGTAAAATTTAATAGTTCAGATATTTTATTTCCAGTTTCTTCTCCAATCCAAGTAACTGCTTGCGCTATTGGATAAAAGTATTCCTGTTCTGGATATACATTTGGTAGTTTTGTAGCCGATAAATCTTTATCTTTTCTTGCCAGCGGTATTGCTAAATTATCATATGTTGGAGCTGGGTATCTTCTTAATGTAATTAATTGAGTATTTGGAAGAATACCGGCATATTTAGCATATAAAAAATCAGAATATCCGTACGGTGTTTTTTTATTTAATTCTTTGTCATTTACTAAATTACTAATATAAGGGAATTTTTTAGTATTGTCAGGAAAAAATTTATTTTTTGATGTATCTAAAATAGTATTATAATCTCCATTAACCGATGGAAAGCATACAACTGCATATGGATTAAATAATGATCCAACTCCATTTTTTACTTCAATTGGAACTCTTAAATTAGCATCTTCATTTTTTTGTGGATTAAATGCTATTTCAAATTTATGATGAGAATCAAATGGATGATTAATTTTTAGAAAATTTCTAGGCTTATTAACATTTGAATTTGCAATAGTATTTGTTGTATCATCTGTTATATCATCTATATTACTACTAATTGCAGGAATAGATGGCTTTTTTTTTACAGGATATTCTTCATCATCTGGCATAATTTATATGTTTATTTTAAAATACATCTTCTTGACTTTCTATTTTATCTTTGGTTTCTTGATCTATCTCTGACATAATTTTTTCTAAATCAATGTTTTCTATAACATTTGTTATTTCTTCTAATAATCCACCATCACCAGTATTATATTTTAAATTAAAGTTAAGCGTGTCTATTATATCATTTACTCCAACTTCAATTAATTCTTCTTGCCCATTGCTTTTGTAGTGTCTAGTTCCAACTTTAACTGAACTTTTATCCCATTGCTTTCCATCTGCATTAGATTCATTTTTATATTTTAGGTCTTCTTCAGCTTGTTCTGGACATGAATATGGGCCGCCTATTGCAGTATAATCAAATATAGGATCATCATTTCCATATAGCATAAATTCCGGTTCCCAGTTTGGGTCATCCCAACGTTCGCTACCTTCATCTCTTTTATTAGTTAGTAAAAGATAATATGGTTTTATAAGAAGTTTTTTATCGTCTGTCACATGAGGAATTACTGTTATGTGTAATTTTTTCTGTTCACCAGCTAAAAAAGAAGCTATTGCTACGACGTCTCCAATTGCCATGTTGCTATCAGCTCTTGGAATAATTGTTTGTTCATTTAAACTTTCGTTTAATTTTTCTACAAATTCATTGTAGTTACTAATTTTAAAATTTTTATTTTCCATGTTTTTATTTTTTTTTATTATTGTTTAAAATTGTTATTTTAAATAATTCTATATTTTGTGGTATAGAAAATGAAATTTCATCAGGAACTTTAAGACAAAAACTAAAATTTTTAAAAAATTCTATATTTTGTGGTACAGAAAATGAAATTTCATCAGGAACTTTAAGACAAAAATTAAAATTTTTATTTTCCATATTTTTATTTTATATATATATATTAAAAATTAATTTTTGCAATGATATCTTTGCAATGTACTAAAATATATTCTTTGTTATCTATAGTTATCTTGGATCCAGAATAATTTTCATATATTATTTTATCTCCAATTTTTATATTTTCATCATCAAGATTTGTATTTGTTCCAATTTCTAAAATTGTTCCCACATTTTTATATGGTTCATATAATAATAATATACCAGATTCTGTTGAATCATTTTTTTCTGGTTCTAATAAAACCAAATCATGTAATAATTTCATAATTATTTTTTTATATTATATATATTTTTTTATTTTTTAATAAAAATATAAATTTTATTTCTAAATTATATAATAATAAAATTTTAATTATGAATGTAAATGTCGAAAAAATAAAAAAGTTATTAATTGGCGTAAATAATATTGATTGTGATACTACTATAAAATTGATAAGGTTAAAAAAAATACATTATGAAAATTTAGATGATTATATTTATAAAAATATTAAATGTTTTTATAATGATGAAAATGAATTTTATAATGATAATATATTAGATCAACTATATATATTTTTTTCAAAATATATAGATAATGATGGATTTATAATTTATGATAAAAATGACTTAAACTATTTATTTTCAGATAATGTTATTTATATTGATGATATAAAACATTTAAGAAATTATAAATTTACAATAGACAAGTATAATTTTTATTTTGATGTTTCTAATGTTAATAATATTAATAGAAATGATTTTGATATAAATTATAATTATAGTATTCAGTATATAGATGATAAAAAAATATATATAAATGTAGAAAATGACAAAAAGAATATTGATAATTTTAATCAGGTATTATCAGAATTAAATAATAATAATATTGATATTAATAATAATGATTTAAATTTTATGTTTAAATCAATAGAAAAAAATAATTCTGTTGAAATATATGTTTGCAAAAATGTATATGATTATTTAGAAAAAAAATTTTCAGAATGGATATTTGAATCATTTTTTAAAAATAAATCTTTATATGATGAAAAAAAATTATTGAAAATAAATAATATAATTTTTTATGGTATTAAATTGATAGAATATATAAATGAATTTGAAACAAAATTATATAAAATAGTATCAAATTTTAAAAAAATAAAATATGAAAATTATGTGATAACATTAGATAAAATAAATGATATTAGTATTATAAATAGGATAATAAATCATAAAAATTTTAGTCATCAATTTCAAGAATGGAAATCATATGAGATTATCGATGAAGCATTTAATGCTAATGATATTATTGATAATACATTGTGGGGAACAGAATTAAATTATGCGTATAGATTTTTACCAATAGATTTAAAATATTTTGATGATATGCATGATGAGATTTTAAATTGTATTCAAGATATAGATGAAAAACTAAATGGAATAGTTATAAATGGAAATAATTATTATGGATTAAATTTATTATCAAATGATTTTCATGAAAAAATACAAAGCATTTATATAGATCCGCCTTTTAATTTAGATGCAGATTATTTTACAAGATTATATAAAACAAAATATAATAATTTTAAATGGGTAAAATTATTATATGAAAGAATATTGATGTCAAAAGAATTACTTAAAGAAAGTGGATCATTTTTTATGCGATGCGATAATAACGGAAATCATATTGGAAATATGATGCTAAATAATATGTTGGATTTTAGAAATAATATAATATTTAAAAAAGATGTTATTAAATCTGGCAAATATAAAAAATTTTCTGTGGAAAATGAATATTTATTATTTTATGTTAAAAATAAAAATAAAAATTTATTTAATAATATTAAAATAAATAAAAATAGAGAACTAGGATGGACGGATATATTTTTAAAACGACGTAATAGATATACGCATTCAAATTTCTCAAAATCAATATATGTGAATAATAAAAAAATAGTATCAAATGAAGAAGGACACTGGATGATATCACAAAAAGAAGCTAATAGATTATATGAGGAAAAAAAATTAATAGCAATAGATGAAAATTTAAATATAATATCTAAATTGAGCGACGATGAAATTAGAAAGGCAAAAATAAGAATTGCCCCAAATATGATTTATAAAAGAGAAAATGAATATTATCATGTGACAAATCTTTGGGCAGATATAAATGGATATCTAAATATGAATAATACAATTATAAGTAATATGAAATTTACAACAGAAAATTCAGAAAAATTATTAAAACGAGTTATTCTATCATCAACAAATGAAGGAGATTTTGTATTAGATTATTTTTTAGGTAGCGGAACAACAGCAATAGTTGCACAAAAATTAAAAAGACGATGGATTGGCATAGAAAAAAATCTACATTTCTTTGATATTATATTACCAAAATTAAAAAAAGTTTTATACTATTCTGATAATTTGATTTCAAAAGATGATGACGTTGCAAAAATATATAATAAAAATAATGCTGGCGGTATGTTTAAATATATAATACTAGATGAATTAGATATATTTTTGTTTTAAATAATATGAAAAAAATAAAAAAAATATATAATATAAAATTTAAAAGATATAAAAGATTTTAAAATTTAAAAAAAATTAAAAAATTTAAAAAAAATTAAAAATTTGAATTATGGAAACAAACAAAGAAAAACAAAACATTAATCATCAAGATGATATGTTTGAAGAAATTTTTAGAATGGGGACAGACATGTTCTTTTCAAAAGAATCAGAAAAAGAAAGCGAACTATATGTTCCAAATTTGCAAAAGTCTAAAGATGGAATTTACAAGGCAATAATAAGATTTTTACCAAATGTCTTTAATCCAAAAGAACCTTTTGTTAAAAAATATGTTTATTGGCTTAGAGATCCTATAACAGGAGAATCATTTTCTGTAGATTGCCCTTCAAATGTGAATAAGCCATCAATTTTACAAGAATTGTTTTTTAGATACAATTCATCAAAATCATATGAAGAAAAAGAATATGCAAAATATTTTAAAAGATCTGTGTCATATTATTCATTAGTACAAATTATAAAAGATGATAATGATCCAGATATTGTAAACACAATAAAAGTGTTTCGATATGGCCAAAAGATTTATAATATGATAAAGGGTGAACTAGAATCTGAAATAGAAGATGTTACAAATCCATTTGATCCATTAATGGGAAAAAACTTTTACCTTGTTGTTACAAAAGTTGCAAATAATAATAATTATGATCAGTCAAAATTTTTGAGCAAACCTTCTCCAATAGTTATAGATGGTAAACCTATCTCAAATACAAAGGAAGATAAAATTAAATTATATAACTATCTAAAAGAAAATTCTCCATCTCTTGATAATTATAAATTTAAAGAATGGACTGAAGATAAAACTCAAAAGGTGTATAGTTATATAAAGCATGTACTACCTCAAAAAGAAATCTTAAAAATTAATATGCTATCAAATGATCAAAATATATCAAATGAAAATATTAATTCATCAATAAATGATAGTAAATCAGAATCACAAAAATATCAAATGCAAGATGAGTCAGTCAGACAAAAACCCAATGATATCCCTACTTCTAATATTAATGATAATATTGATGATGATGATTTTCTTAATGGTATCATAGATGATATACCATTTTGATCTCAATAATGACAGTCTTATAAAATAAAATTGTAATTTAACTAATAATAATATTGTGGGAAATGGATCTGAAAATATTATATTTAAAAATTCATGATGAATTATTAAAAATTTTAAAGGATACATTTCCCACAGAATCTGCTAAACAAAAAATTATTATTCATAATGATAGATTACAATTTTCTTGCGTATTCTGCCATGATTCTGCAGAAAATCCATATAAAAAACGAGGAAATATATATTTAGATTCTATGATGTATCATTGCTACAATGGCGGATGCGATACTCATATGAATCTTTTTGACTTTCTTAAATTATATAATGCTCTTGACAATTTTACACAAGATGAAATATTATTTATAAAAAACATTTCTTATCAACAGATTGATAAATATGAAAAATATATAAACCTAAAATATGATGTTTTAACATTGTCTATTTCAAAATTTATATGTGAATTTGGCATAGATAAAGATATTATAAAAAAAGAACATAATCTAATAAATATAGAAGATTCTAATATAAAATATTATCTTTTAAATAGACTTCAAAAAAAATGGAATAATATGTTGTATGATGCTAAAAAAAATGAAATCTATATCTTTAATGAATATAATGGAAAAATTCTTGGATACCAAAAAAGAATTTTTAATAATAATGTAAAGTATCTAACATATAATTATAATAAAATATATAAACTATATAATTTAAATTATCATGTTAATGATGATATGATGAGAAAACTAAATATTCTTTCTACTCTTTTTGGAATTTTTAATGTAGATTTTAATAAATATATTACTATATTTGAAGGGCCTTTTGATTCATTTTTATATCCTAATTCTATTGCAACATGCTCTGCTAATAACAAATTTCCTTTTGATTTACCAAATTTAAGATTTTTTTTTGATAATGATGAAACTGGATTGAAAAAAACTATCGAAATATTAAAAGAAAAAAAATATGCATTCGTTTGGGAAAAATATATAAAAGATAATAATATTAATGAAAAAATAAAAGATCTTACAGATTTACTTGTTTATATAAAAAAACATCCAAATCAAAAATTTACAAAAATTAGCAATTACTTTTTTAATAGCCTATATGATTTGTGGTGATTTTTTTGTGGTTGCTCGTTGAATTACATTGAACTACAAACTTCATAGTCCTGTGCATTCCCGAGGAAATGTCTTATTTGAGCCTCCGCTTGCGTACTGGGTACCACCATCCCAGATATTCTTAAACCATCATTTAGAAGAAAATGATTATAGACTCATCTAGTACAGCCAAAATGTTTTAATAATAGTTCTTC